ACAAACCGTCCATCTGCCGGAAGGCGTTTCGTCGCTGACGGGCAAGGTTCGTCTCTTGCCTCCGCAGCGCGAAATTGCCGATGCGATTGGTGATGGCGCTATCGAGCGTGTCACGCTGGTCAAGCCGGTCCGCGTTGGCTTCACGACGCTGTTGACCAGCGCCATGGCAAGTTTCTGTTCAAACGACCCGTCGCCGATCCTTTCGCTTCTGCCGACAGAAGCCGACTGCCGCGACTATATGGTTTCAGACGTTGAACCGATTTTCGATGCCTCGCCAGCGCTTCGCGGTCTTTTGACCGGCGATACCAGCGAAGGCGGACGCAACACCCTTCTTGCCCGTCGCTTTCCCGGCGGGTTCCTGAAAGTCATTGCCGCCAAGGCACCGCGCAACCTGCGCCGTCACAATGTCCGCATCCTCTTCATTGACGAGGCGGATGGTATGGACGCGACCAAGGAAGGGTCGCCGATCCTGTTGGCGGAACGTCGCACACTGTCCTTTGCGGACCGCAAGATTGTGATGGGTTCAACGCCGGTCTACGAGGCGACCAGTCATGTTTTGCGAGCCTACGAGCAATCGGACAAGCGGATTTTTGAGGTGCCGTGCTTCAAGTGCGGTTCGTTCCACGAAATCGGATGGGAGCATATCCGCTGGCCCGAAGGTCAGCCCGAAAAGGCGGTATATGTTTGCCCCTCTTGCGACCACGAGATTGAAGAACGGCACAAGCCGGGAATGGTTGGCGATGGTGCATGGCGCGCATTGCGCCCGGAAATCAAGGACCATGCCGGTTTCCGCATGAACGCCCTGATTTCGCTTCTGCCAAACGCCTCCTGGGGGCGGTTGGCGAAAGAGTTTGTCGCCGTCAAAAACGACCCTTCGACGCTGCAAACCTTCGTCAACACCATCCTTGCCCAAGGGTGGAAAGAGGACGGCGACGAACTGGACGATATCGAGCTTGCAGGACGCGCCGAAGATTTCGGGCTGGAAAATATCCCGGTCCAAGTGCTGATTATCACGGTCGGCGTGGACGTGCAGGATGATCGTCTGGAAGCAACCTTCGTCGGCTGGGACAAAGAGGGTATCCCCTATGTTCTCGGCCATACGGTTGTGTGGGGTCGCTATGATGACCATACCACATGGGCGGAACTGGACGTTGCCCTGACAACGCAATGGGACCATCCGCTTGGCGGCAAGATCAAGGTCGATGCCGTTTGCGTCGATAGCTCGGACGGCGAGACGATGGAAACGGTCTATCGCTTCGCGTTCCCGCGCTTCAATCGCCGGGTTCTGGCAATCAAGGGTGCTGCGGGCAACCGGCCATGGATTGAGCGCTCCAAAACGAACGTGAAGGGCGG